AGCTCTTTTTAAGTTCTCTTACAATGGTATTTATAACACCATACTACTATTATAAGGACTTTTTCTAAAATTTCAAGACCTTTTTGAACAATTTCTTTCTGCACCATGCCAGACATTATAGTTATTACCTACAACTAATGCCATTAAAAGATTTATATTATCCATAGTTTGTGGAGTTAGAGACTCTCGTTTTATATCAGATTCGATTGCAGGCAAGAGAACGATTGTTTTAACAAGAAACATTTGTGGTACTGATGGTTGTTCACCAATAATCGGATTCATTTCATAAACACAATTGTATTTAAGTCCACGATAAGTTGTATAGATATCTGCAAGTTGTAATGTGAGAAATGTAGCCCACTGCTTAGTTGAGATTGGTTCAGATGGTGTAAACTGTGACTGGAACTGATTTTCCTTTAACTGTAATTCTATCAACTTCTGAGAATGCTCTAGATGGACACTGTCTATATGTTGCTTCGCCCAACAACACGTCCACCCCATCATAATTTCGTGTTTGGCTTTCGAGTCTAGCTCCGAGGTTAACTGCATCTCCAATGACGGAATAGTCAAATCTAAGTTCTGACCCCATGTTTCCAACGATGCACTCCCCAGTATTAATACCAATGCCGACATTGATAGGCGGGAGATTAAGTGGTTTAAGTTCTTCATTGAGTTCCTTGGTTGCAATTAATATTTCTTCTGCAGACTTCACTGCCATCTCGGCATGGTCGGGACAATCCATGGGAGCATTCCAAAAACTCATAATACAGTCGCCCATGTATTTATCTATAGTTCCACCATTATTTAGAATAATTTTTGTCTGTAAGTCTAGGAATTTATTAATTAATTCAACTAATCCTTCGGGGTCATCATTCTTCATGAACGCTTCGCTTATGGGGGTGAACCCACATATGTCCATAAACATGAAGGTCATCTCCCTTCTATCTCCACCAAGTTTCAATTTTTCGGGATGTTTTTGAAGCTCTTCAATCATGTCGGGTGATAAATACTTTTGGAACTGCTTCTTGATTTGTTGCTTTTCTTGGAAAGTTACATAGTATTTGTTAAATGATGCATGTCCAAAAACAACTAAGGAGGCCAACGATGAAAAGAAGGTATCGAAAAGAACGAGCTCTGAAGTCCAAATATAATAACTCCCGCCAATCTGGCATACTACAAGCAATAGACTCCCTACCCCCGAAAGAAGTGTGGGAGCTTTGTAGACCAAACCCAATATCATTAGTAGGACTATCAGAAGAAGAACAGACTCTAAGGATTCAAGATAGTAGGATTGTTGTATTTGAACTCCTGTCAAAACGGTTTGGAGCAGGTTCGCTTGCACTTCATGGGGATACATTACTCCCATTGGGGTTGAAACTGGATTATTCAAACCCTCTGCAGTCAGACCCCACACGAGAATCTTATTTTCGAAATTAGATTCGGGTAAATCTACAGCAGAAATTCTATGGAATTTATTCCAGTAGGATACCATTACATCACTGGTTGGAGTGGTGGTTATCGGTTTGTCTCTTCCCATCCGTACCCACTCTACACCAGTTTCGGGTGTAATCTTTGTCTGATAACTAGGTTCACCTTTAAGAGCTCTTAAAGCTTCTAACATTAGTGATGGGTATACTTCATCGTTTGCCGTAACCAATAGGGGTACAGACCGCGTAGTACCATCAAAATTTGGTGTTCCAGTGACAGCTGGAGTAGCCGTCACAACTCCAACCCCATAAGTATTTTCCATCAGTATTGAGATGGGTGAGACGATTCCATCGAAGTTCCAAAGAAAATCTTTTGGATTACCACCACCAAATGTTGAATTACCTACAAATGGTGCAGAACCTTTTTGAATTTGTGATGTTGGAGCAGCTCCAAGGATTGTGAGACGGTTGACTAATCCCTCTGCAAATATCGGGTCTTGAGTTGGGTCTCTGTCGGGTTTAGAAAATAGCATACCAAAAATATGAGTATTGCTATAATGGGTATCAAGAAGAAGGTCACGGTAAATACCACGACGTATAGGATATTGTCCAAAAGTTTCAAGAGACTTCTCGTCGATGTCGACAAGAACGATGTCATCCACATAAAATTCTCCTTGTTGTTGATGTAAGTAATCGAACCATGTCCAAGAGATATTCTCTATGAAGTATGGGTTCCAAATCTTAAGTGTAAATAGTAAACCTATTGTTACTAATACTGTCTTCCAGCTGTACACTACTGAATCCAGCAGACGGGATAAACACACCAGTAAGGATTAGCAAATCCTAACATCCATAATATAAAAATCCACAATGGGATTTGTATCCATGTTTTCCCCTTTGACCACTCTCTGAATTGGATGGCATATGGAACCATCTTGTTAAATAACCACTGTTTCATTTAGTCACTCTGTGTAATACTTATTGTACATCCACCAGCAGTTACACAATTTTGTGTAAGATTGTATGACTTTGCTGTAGAACCAGTCTGAGTTAGATTCAAGTCTGTTTTATATGAACCTTGTAATCTGATTTGAGAGTTATGATTTGCACTCCCTGTTTGAGATATGTTAGTATCAGAACCATCTGTATTACCATAAAAATATGTATGGTTGTAGTGACTTCCACTACCCGATTGATGTAAATCATGGTCTACACTATCTGCATGAATGTCTAGGTTGTGTGTATGTGTACCACTCTGATATACATTTACTGTATTACTATTACCCCATATGTGTCTACCATATGTTGCACCACCTAGTTGTTGAACTGATTCTGTATTGTTTGTTCCATCTACATCACCACCCCAACTTTTTCCAGAGCCCCAATAGGATACCCAAGAAATAGAATTACCACTTCCTTGTTGTGATAAGTTGAAGGTATTGTTTGCGTGTGCAAATGTGAAGTTGATTGTGTTATCAAAACCAACTTGGGATATGTTAAGGTCTGTCCCATCACCACTTGCAACCTGTTCGACATGGACGTGGTTGTCCCCAGCCCATGCTACAGGTGTCAATAAAATTAATAATAAAATTCTTTTCATATTCTTTTTAGAATAACCATTGAAATAATAAACATAAGACAACTCCCTCACCGAATGCCAACCACATCATGTGGTAGTCATCTAGTCTCATTGCTTCTTGAAATCCAAAGATTTGTTTTTCATGCCATGAGCGGAACTTTTCTATGATATTCATATATTCTCCTAGTTTGTTTGTGTGATGGTGATATTTAGAGACGAACCATCACCCACCCTTATTAGTGACTCCTTTTCGTCTGTTACAGTTCTAATATTTGCTTGAGCATATATAGGGAGTCTAATAGAAATAATTCCATTCACTTCCCTGTAGAACCATATCTGACCAAGACCCTTGTCTACAATTGTATTGTATTGAGTGTCTTTATCAAAGCCTGGCAGAGTTCCGTCAATACGAACCACTCCGAAGGCATTAGATACTTCTCTATCAATACCAACCTTACGGTCAATATCCAAGACAACATCTAGTAAATCCTGTAGGAAATCGACATCTAATAAATCTCTGTCGAGTTCCGTGTATTCTAATTCATCATCCTCAAAGTAATTTTCTTCTAGGTCATTGAACTCTAAGAAATCTACATCAAGAACATTGTTACTATCATTCTCGTTACTTCTTTGTTCTTCTGCAACTTGTTCATTCACCTCGTCGGGTGGACTGACAATGAATAAGTTGTCAATTAAACTGGGTGTAATCCCATTAACCACTACTGGTTTAGTTGGTGATGAGTCATATGTAGAAACCATAGTTGCTTGATAGGCCTCATCTAATAATACTTCACCGCCTGCATTACTAACTAAAATACTTCCCGAAGGAGCTCCCCATTTATCAGGCAGCAATATAACAAGTGACCTTCCGATTTCATCAATACTTGTAGTGAAGTCGGTGCCGTTGACTGTTATCTGTGCAGTCGGGGTAGTTATATTTATGTTAGCTTTCTTAATTTTTCCACCAAAACCCGAAGCAAATCGGGCGGTGCCTTGTGCCATTCTTATGGCCATTTTGGACTTGGATGGGTCGGGGTCATAATAAACCTCGTCTATCCAAACCTTGGTATGTTCTGTTAAATCCAACTCTTCAGTTCCTTTGAACTGGATTTTCATTCTACCGTTTACGGTTTGTGCTGTATCATACATCAGCACATCGGGTAACTCGGATGCAGAGAGAATGGTTTCTGAACCGTCTCTCTGTAAACCCGCGTATCCTTTCTGTTCGACTATTTCACCAATTGGTTCAGCTGCAATTGCAAGTGAACCAATCAGAAGAAAATTAATCGTTATCGTCTTTTTGAACGATGTCAATATTTGCATTAGAAGTCACGAAGCTCACATCAATAATACCACTACATGACTGACCACTTGGACAACCTGTATCTGAACCCGATTTTTGAATGATATCTATATCATTGCCTGAACCAGTTAAGACTGCAGTAATTTTATTATCTGTTGCGTCTGCCTGAATAGTATTAATGTCATTTGTTGAACCTGTAACAGTCCAGTTCCAAACAGCATTGTCACTATCTATCTTTGTTGTGAATACATTACTTGAACCACCTACTACTAAGTCCCAGTTTAAGTATTCTGCAGACTGGTCGTATCCAACATCAATATCAAATGTGTTAGATGAACCTGTAACAGCTCCTAACATATTTAAGTTATCTGCTGAACCTTGATAACCAACGTTCCAATCCATTGAGTTTGAATCACCAGTAAAAGTTAAATTTACTGTTGAACTATCTGCAATGAATGGGCCGTATAGTTTGTTACTGTCACCGAATTGTACTAGTGTTAAACTATTGGTAGCACCAGTCAATAACATATCTATTGACGTACCACTAAAGTCATCACCACCAACTTTGTTACCATAACCTTTTTGTGTTATGTTTAAAGTAAGCGCAGTACCCGATTGTTGTAACCAAACTTCATTATCGTCTGCTCCAGCAAATGCTAAAGTTGACGCTCCTAATGTTAACATCATGAGTAATATTTTATTCTTCATCTGTTATTTCCTCTGTTGAATGTTTCTCGTTCCTTCCATGAGTTCCATGTGGGTGTCGATGTCCATCCTTTATTATCCAAAAGTCTCTATCATGACCTTGGTATATTAGTTCCAAGACGGCAAGTTCTATCGCTGAACGAGTTGCTTTTGTAACTCCCTCATTGGCTGCGACGCCATCTTCCATTTCCACTAACTTCGTATCCATATCAACGAAGCGGAATACATCATAACCACCACCTGTACTAAGAATCGTTTTCTGAGTCTGTACATTCAGCAAAATTTCACCTGTTAAAGTTGATATTCCTCTCAACGATATGGTGACAACATCCCTACGATAGGAAGCACTTGAACCAATACCTAAGTATCTTGCGCCTCTACCACCGCTTTCAATGTTAGTATCATAACCAACTATCCCACCGTCAAGCAGGATACCAGCAAACAGCAATGGTTGAATACCTGTTGGAGCATTCTCATTTCCATCTTGGTTTGCAAAGTCTTCTCTTGCAGAACGAACTATTTGACGCTCTCTTATTAGTGCATCTAAGTTTGTTCTTTCTACAACTCTAAACCATTTACCTTTTCCAGCAGTCTTCAAGGCATCAATCAAAAATGATTCTGCACCTTGGGTTACTGCAGTAGAGAAAGATGCAATTCCATCTTTACTCTTACGTTGTCCTGTCTTATCTTGAAAAGCGTATACTGCAACTACTGGCATCGTATCCGCTGCTGGTAAATCAGACAACTCTTGATAAGTAGGTATATTTACCACTTCTGCTTCTTCAACGCATGTACCTAACCTTTCCATCACAATGGAAGAACATGAGTCTGTCATGCTGGGAATACTAGCACACCCACTCATGAGTAGAACTAGTAGTCCTACTGTTAGTATATTTTTCATTGTTTAGAAGCTTCCTGTTCCTACTGGTATATCTAAAACTGTTGTTGTTCCATCTTCAGTAACAATTGTTAATCTTATGAAATCGACACCATCTTCCCCAGTCATTCTTTCATATGTAACAGTGTTTCCTTCCATTACAAATGTACCATAATTAGCTGCAGTTCCATTTGAGAACATATTTTCAACTAACTGTTTTGCTAACTGAGCGTAGATTCTACTCTCTACGTTCCTTAAAAATTTGGCAAGCGTTGTATTCTGAGCTTCCCTATCTGCTTTTGCAATTGCATCTTCCAAGTCTTGCTTTATTTTATCACGTCTTGACTTCTCTTGATTTTCAATTGTAAGATAATGTGCAGATATTCCTATTCCACTGAAGCTTGGACTTTTAAATTTGTGAACAATTTCATCTGCACTTACACTAAGTGCAAAAGAAATACTAATTATTATCGCTGCTATTTTCTGCATTCTTAACCTCTTTCTTTTTTGCGTTCTCTTTATATTCAAGAACTACGTCTACCTTTTGTTGTAAACGAATTAAATCTTGGTCTAACATTCTCACTTGGTCAATAACTTTGATAAGTGCAAAATGCTGTTTCTCTATTTCGGGTTCTAGTTTTTCACCTACAAACCACCAAATATAATAAATGAAATATCCCAGGCCAACCATCATGACAATAGGAAAACCATATTCATTCAGTAGAGTAACTAACGTGGGGTCTGTATTTGCTACAACTTCAACAACTTCAGTTTCCATGTTAATCTCTTCTTACGTCGAGCTTACCGTCTTCTATAAAGTTTTCTGCACGTGCAATACGTTCTATGTCGGGTCTCAATTCAAGTGCTGATGAAACTAACATGTCAATCTTAATCATTTCATTTGACATTGTTCTCGCACGGTTTTCTAAGGACTTGCAGAACATCGTTAACGTTTTTATATCGTCAACAACACCCTCAAGGATTTGTTTGATAACAGTAAAGATAAAGAATCCCATGACTATGCTTCCAGCAATTGGGGCTCCCACTTCACCTATCAACTCAAATATCTCATTCATGCAATTATTTATTCTTTTTACTTTCTTGTAAGCGCAAAAAAGGGACGATAAACGTCCCTCTTTTTCAAACTCTGTTAAGAGTTACTTCAATTGTTCACGAATTTCGCTGATAACTGCAGCCTTTGCGCCAGATTTTTTAACCTTAAGGTTCTTCTTTTCTGCAAGTTCTACTAGTTGATTCTTTGTGAGTTTCTTCAACTCTGCAACTGTAGGTGCTTTAGGCTTTGCTTTGGAAGGAACAGATTTAGGTTTAACCTTTTTATCTTTTCCTTTAACAACGAAAAACACGACCGCCAATACGAGTAGTAATACTATCCCTGTTGTACTGTCCATAATGTTCTCCTAATTATTTACTTATCCAATAATGGATTTTTATCCTTTGCTTTTCCTATTGCTAGAGCAAAGACTTCTATGTATTTATAGCATTTTGCCCAAAGAGCATCGTCTTTAGGTGTATCTGTAAGCATAACAATCACTGAACAAATCGAAATGATTGCTGGAATGGCTGACATAAATGCCCATACACTACTTATAAAGTCCCACATATGTTATCTCCTATTAAAGTTTAACAGAAGTATTTATCTATTTGGAACCACCAATAGAGTATTTAGTGGTTAATTTCCAGTTGGATTTCTCTTTGTATGGTATGATTTTGATTTGAGAGAGGGGTGCGTTCGGTTCTTCTATCTTAGAAGGGTCGACTAAAGTTACGAGTTTCCACTGTGCTAGCAGCTTACAGATAGTGTTTCTTCTACCGATATCTGACTCATCTATGTTGGTAGGTTTACCATCTAGTTTGAATAGTTCTTTGAAGTGAGTGATGTAATACTTACCACGTTTGTGTAGTATGTGACAAGATTGAAATAGTTCTTGTTCTCTTCTTGATGCAACTCCTATGCGTGATAGTGTTTCCCTTATCTTAAGGAAGTCATCTTTTTCGGGGAAGGTTACCTCTACGAGGTCTTGTACTATTTTATCTTGTGCATCATCCATTGTTATTACCACCAATATTCATTCTGTCTTTCAACTCACGTAACTCTTTATCAGATAAGAGAGTGTATAAATCTTTGGCCTCTCTTGTTGACATCTGATAATATTGTTTTACGACATCGAGTTTTTTACTAACATATGGTTTAGACCACTTTGAAAATCTTTGTCGTTTTCGTAAAGTATTTAGGAAAAACACATATTGAAGACGGTTGTCTAGACCGTGTCGACAGTTCATTTCGTTAGTAAAGAAAACAGAATCTTGGTGGTAAGACAAAGATTTGTTTATTAAGAATGGTTGATATGCTTTCTCTTCGATATCATCAACCATGATATCAGTCTTATCGGAAGAGACCGACTTGACAAAATCGAATGGATTTCGTTTTGCCACTTATGTATTTCTTATGTAAGAATCTAGTAGTGCTTGACCAGTTAGAGCTTTACCAAAGTATACAGTTTCACCTGTTGACTTTATCTCTCTTTTCACAACACCGTTGTTATATTCAATGTCCATCACTGAACCATCGTTACCTCTTGTGTCGTACCACATTGAAGTAAAGGAATGTGCATGAAGTGATTTAACACCCTGTGACCATTTCTCAGCTTCTAGTAGCAGTCTTTGTCGTTCTACTGTTTCATTATATTCTGTCATTTGAACTTACATTCTCCCATGATTTCAGTTAGACAAGCAACAAAGTTTATCTCTGAATCCATTGCAAATGCAGACTTGTATTGATAGTCTGCAATAATTAACACACACGCTGGAATTGATTGGGGTTCCAATTGTAATTCCAGTGCATTGAAAACCTTTCTGAATAATGAATTAAAATCATTATCAGAATTAGTCCCGACCCACTTTCTCATGGCAGACCAGTTCTTCTCTTTAATATTATTTATCAAAGGGGTTAACTTTTCTTCGGATAGTGTTGAAATCAATCCACTATCAATTACACCACTGACACCATATCTCTGAATCTCATTCAGACATCTTCGGAAGTCGGGGAAGAACTTCATTATAAGTTCTGCAAGTACCCTTTCATCTGCATCAATCTTTTCAATCTCACAAATGTTTTTACATCTGAGTAACATCTGTTGTGCAAGTTGTGGTTTTTGTTTTGGTGTAATACTAAAATCGATTACTGTAGTTCTAGAATGTAATGGTGGAATAATTCTATTCTTATAATTACATGTAAAGATAAATCTACAGTTGGATGAGAACTCTTCTATGAAGTTTCTCAAAGCTGGTTGAACTGAATCTGCAGATATGTAATCTGCTTCATCTAAGATTACAACCTTTGCACCACCCGATAATGAAACCGTTGATGCAAAGTTTTTAATCTTTGTTCTGAGTGTGTCAATCAAACGTCCTTCGTCGGAACCATTGATTACTATAAAGTCTGCATCGAGTTCGTTACACAATGCTTTTGCAACTGTTGTTTTACCAACACCTGCTGACCCACACAACAATAGATTAGGTACTTCTCCATTCTTTACAAATTCCTTAAAGGTTTCTTTAAGTTCTTTTGGAAGTATCGTATCAT